CTCTTTCAGAGGATGCAAGAAATTGTGTCTGTGGACCTGAGTTAGGTTTAAAGATAACTTCTTGGTTTTGTACATGCTCTTGTACGTTCTTAGGTGCACTCTCGATTATGTCTTCTGTAAGAAGTTGAGTCTCTTTTCCTGTTAATGCTTTATCAATAGTTAACAGTTTATTTTTAGTATTCTCTGCTGCCTGTTTTGCAGAACGTAGAGTTTGTTCTGCCTTTGCAACCTTCTTACGAGTGCGAGCTAGTATCTGTTTGACTGACTTCTTGGCTTTCTGTTGAACTACTTTCTTCGGTTTCGGTGGTGCTATTTCCTTCAAATCTTTTTTTAAGTCCGACATGTGATATGTATCTTCCTGTTTTTCTATGTAGCCATTGTGCAGTCTCTCTTAGTGAACAAGTCTTTGAATATTCTTTGGCTTGTCTAAGAGCATCTAATTCTTCTTTGATAGGTTCTAGATAATCTGGATCATGTGATTGTTTAAATCCAAATGGTATTGTTCTAGCCTTCTTTTTTATCTTTATCGATTCCATCTTTAGGTGGTAATATAAATATTCCATGCACTGCTTTCATATTTATATCTAATTGGTCTTTCTTTGTTATTCCAACCCTATCTAATACAGAGTTGGCAGCTGCTAGACGAATGTTAGAGTGTGGTGTGGTCCCGTCTTCGTCTAGTAGGTCTGTTAAACGAGTAGCTGCCTTTGCAGAGTGCGTTGATAAGTGGGTTTCCGCCAACTCTGTAATCTCTTTTTTTAAATTTCTAATTACTTTTGGATAGCTATGCTCCGAGTACCCTGCTATTCTTGCGGCTTCTCGTGGATTTCCTTTCGCTTCTCCGAACAAAACGTCTAGAAACTTCTCCTGCATATCGGTTAAGTTTCTCTTTTGAGTTTTTGTTATAGAAGAATCCATTGTTTGCATTAATTATCTCCATTATTTCCTTAAAAGGAAGTTGTTTTACTTTGTTTATGTCTAGATCTAGCATAAGTTATATATTATTCGTGACGACCCCTTTTGTTTTTAAGTATATGCGTGTATGTGTGTCCTTTGAATAATGTATCTTTCTATTATAGTGCTTATATCCAATTTTGTCAAGTGTTTTTTTTTAAATAATGTAGACTGCGACAGTATTGTACTAGACAAAATTGACAAAAGGGTGTATAATGTTATTAGGCACTGCCAGGGGGGTCTAACATATATACCATAGTAGAATTTACATACCCCCCTAGGGGTATTCCTAGGAATATTGTCGGAATAATTTACCCTAAAATGTAGCCACTAGGTGGTTTACATGGACCTTAGGGATTTTCTGGTGACTGGGTATATCTATCCCCCTATAGTGGGGTGTACCCTTGCCCCCCCTAGTGTAAAATCAAGTCAATCACAAAAATAATTAGGGGGTTGCCCTAGTTTATGGTCAGGGGGTTAGCTAAAATTTCCCTAGTGTTTTTTTGGTTTCCACTTGTGGGGGGATTAGGTGGTGTAAATTTTTGTAGCTATAACACCCCCTGTAAATCACTTAATGATTTTTAAGACAGGCAAAAAAAAACCCACGCAATACACTTAAGTATTACATGGGTTAATTTATTTTAATTGGTTGTTATGCTCGAGGGTTATTATTTAAGATGCTTTTTTAATATTGCCATCAGCTTGTTGGTTGCTTTCACAATATTTGTAAGCGTCTCTTATCTTATTATCTGATATTAAAACACCAATATTTAAAATGGTTTCCAATACATCTTCAGACATGACCGACCAAAATTTATTGTAATTTTTGTTTTTGGCTAGATCATATACTTTGTGTAAATCATTATAAAACTTAACTGAACTTGTTTTAATATCTGATTTATCGGTACTAGGTTTTTTTGTATCTGTACCAGAAAAAGATTTCCACATTTTATCCATGTTAGTAGTATTAACTGGAATTAATGTTTTATCTTCATTAGGTTGATTTACAAATTTAACCTTTAACTTTTTGTTAGGGTTCTCAACTTTGATAACAGGCTTAACAACTTTTGAAATTGCAACAACCTCGTTATCAATAACCTGTATTGAACCGAAACTATTAACTGACATTAAAGAGTTTCTAATTGATCTCTCAACCACCATCTCAAATGCTTTGTTAATATTATTTTTATCTGATCTATCATAATTAACTAGATCATAAGAGAACTCTCTTAATGATTTAAAAGTGTCAAATCTCTCTTTGTTATCTTTAAGAGTAATTTTTTCACTTTGTTTTTTCTGATAGTCATTAATACATACAATCAATTCACTAGTAATTTTTGGAATATAATTTACTAATGATGTTGCTGTATTCATTGCACTTTGAAGATGAGTTTTTAACTTTTTAGGGTTTCCAAACTCAACTTTCATTTGATCGCTTTTTTCTTTTTGCTCTATTTCTTTAATCATTGTTTTTGACATGATTTATCCTTTTAAGTTATGAGCATAACAACCAATTTCCAGTTCTCACGAGACTTAACCTAGTATCAAATTTAATTTGGCTATGGTCAGTATTCAAATTGGGTAAATTTAGGTTGTGCATTATCAAAATTTACAAATCTTGAAATTTCAATTTAAACTTTTATTTTTTTATTGTCAATCAAATCTATAAATTAATTAAATTTTTGTTTTAATTTCTACATTGTAGATAATGAGAACATTTGTAGAACATCAACCTATGATTGAATTGTGGCATTTATATCATATGTGACATATTTGACACACACTCTTATAAGTTGTATTATTAAGAATATTAACAATTAAATGAGAGGTTAAAATGAAACAATCAACCAAAGAAAAATATACTGAAATTAATCAGAATATTTTTAACTCTAATTTGTTTAATAGATTAGATACATTAAATGATAATCTAAAAACATTTAATCAAATTATGAGTAGTCTTTTATTTATAGTAATAAAAGATAGTACACTTAAAACAATGTCTACTGATGAAATAGAAAAAATTAGTCCTGTTGTTAATAGTGTAGCCAAAACAATTAATAAAAATATAAATGTTTAATATACTTTTATATGGTGGAATAGCCCTTATAATTTTAGGGGCTATTCTTTATTGTGTATCTTGTTATATGGTTAGATATTATGAGAAAAAAGAAAGAGAAATAAATAGACATATCTTTGAGATACTACGACCTAAACCAAAGGGGAAAAAATAATGAGCATTAAAATAGCAATTTTTAATATAGCTATTCTTTTATATGGCTACATAATTTTAACAATATTGGGAGTAATATAAAATGTACATATTATATTCAGTAAACATTGTTATTTGGACATACCTATTAATACTTTGTATTAAATCATTCACTTGACACAAAGAAATAAAAGGCATAAGATTTTCTTATAACAGAAAGGAGAATACTTTATGCAAACTACATTGGCTACATTTTTTTGGGCTACGATAGTTTTATTGGTAATCGCTAGTCTAAGTTAAATGTAAAGGAATAGAAATGGAAAGTGAAACGTGAAACCCCTTGTGTCTACTTGACGCAGGGGGTTTTTTTTTGTAGTATGTATGAATAAACAAGGAGTTAATTATGACAATGATTACTTTTAGTAATGATGAGCAACGAGAAAACTTTAGATTTCAAATGTGCTTACAAACTTTGAAAGCTGAAGCTACTAACACAATGGGCATACGCTTTTATCGTGGTAGTATTGTTAATGTACTTAAACAATGGTTTCCAGATTTACCTCGTACAAAAAAATCTGCTTATAAATATCTAACAAAGAAAGGATACTATGACCGACCAGACAGATAGATTAATTGATGAGATACACTCAAAAAATAAATCTGAAAACTATGGGAGAGAAAACACTATCAAGCTACACGAATTGCAAGATATATGGAAAGAAACCAATCAGCTTGATAATATTACAGAACATATGATGAGAAAGTTTAATAGTATATTGCGTGGGGGTGCTTGATGAAGTGTGAAAATACTCATTGTAAAAATGATAACAAAGATGTTAGTCGTTGGGAACTTACAGATTCACGAGGTTATTCTTGTGGTGTAGTTTGTAATGATTGCCACGATAAACAAAAAGAAAAATATAATCCAATAATATTTCAAGACTCACACGACTACTTACAATATATGGCAGAGTGTGGAGAAAATATTGATGGATATTAATTAACCGACTTTTTTAGCTCTCTCTAAAAAGATACCCTGTGTATGCTTGACATACATGGGGTTTTTTTATATACTGATTACATTATGATAAAAAAAGATTACATAGCAATAGGTACAATACTAAACAAGTATAGTAAAAGTGAACATATGATACTACTAAAACTTTGTGAGTATTTTAAAAAAGATAACCCAAAGTTTAATCCAGATAAATTTATAGAGTTGGTAGCAGATGACAAACTTAGCTAGACAAGTACAATTAAAAATAAAAAAGTTTGATGAACTTATGATTGAACTTAAAATGAAATACCTAAAAGATTCTGTGTTCTATTCAGAACTACATAAGCTAGATGAAAAGATACAAGAGATATCAAAGCTAGTTGACAATAACAAAGATTAATGTTATAACATAGGTACTCAACAACAAGGAGTACATATATGTCAGACAATAAACCTATGGTTGATACTTCATGGGAACTGAAGTGGCGAAGAACATTAAGAAAGAAACTTCTTAATTGTTTGGTACTGATAGAGAATCAAGGCAAACCTACGCAAGACTTAATGTATGAGTTAAGAAAAGCGAAAGAGGCTTTGACCTATTGGAATAGTGATACTGCATTGTGGGAAAAACATCAAATGGTTATTCCTACTACTGCACCTGTACCACAAGCCGAACTTCAAGACGCAGAGGTACAACCTATCAATACTGATTAACATACTCAATCTAGTATGTTATAACTAAAGGGTAGTCAGCGAGAGTTGGCTGCCCTTTTTTGTTTTCACAATCAAGGGGGGTGGTATCGTTAGGTGCATATGCCATTAATGTTTATAATTATACAATACCGAAACATTCTTTAACACCCCGAAAATTAATCAACAAGGAGTACAATGACACAAGTAAATATAGAAGTAGGAAAAGTTTCCGACCTACTATATGATTTAATGACATCAACCAAAGCCAAAAAGTTTCGTGCAGGTTTTATTAAAACTGATGGTAGCTACCGAGTAGGCAAGTTTGATTTATTAAATCGTTCAACTTGGAAACAAATTGATGGTACTATGTACAAACGCAAAGGTAAGAAACGAACTACCAATGCTGATGAGTACATACTAGCACATGATCTTGAAAAGAAAGCACCACGAAACATATCTGTTAAGAGATTGAAGTGGTTTAGTGTAGGCAAAAAAGTCTATAAAATCAATAGGTTAGAGATAAATGATGACATTACTATCGTGATGTTTGATAAGGTAAAATTCAATGCTCTTAAAACCTTAATGACCAAAGGAGATATCAATGAGTGAGTGGTGTCAGAATAAAAAATGTCCCGAAAAGAAAAATCAAAATCAGATTCGTGGTAGTAAGGGTGCAAAGTATTATCAATCTAATAAAGCTAATGGTTATGTTCATTGGTGTAGTATGGGTTGTCGTGAGGAATGGTGGAACGAACATGCAAATACTTGTATTCAAGCAGTTGGCTTTATTGATAAGCAAATATTACCTTTGGACGATGCTTGGTTTGTTGAGTCTGACTATTCTTGGAGTAGTGGAGATTGTGTATATGTTTATTACATAAGAAACAAAAACAGAGGTATCAAACAACAAATCACAAGAGAACAAGCACAAGAGCCAGAAATGATACAACGAGATTATGGCTATGCTACAATAGGCGACACAGAAGCCAAAGAACTAGCAACCACATTAGGTCTAGCTAGTTGACACAATCAAAATAATATAGTATATTAAAGACATCATCTAGTTATCTAGGTGGTGTCTTTTTTTTAACCAACAACAAAGGAGTACTCGTATGGATAAAAAAGAAGTAAGACTCAATGC